GAAGAGGTTTATCAAATGATGAATCGTTTCAAATCCTTTTATGAAGGTTTGAATGATATTACAGATTACTATCTACAAAAGAAACTTGAACGTCTTAACAATATGACATTGGAACCAGTGGATGGTCGTGTGTTCAATGATTACACAATGAATCCAATGGATATGGACTTGGAACTTGTAGAAATAGATTCAAAAGAATTTACTGAACTAACTACACAGATTGCGTCCTTCCCAATAGAATCACAAATCGGTAGAAAACTCACTGTAGGACTTAAAGAACGTTCAACCAATACTTGGGTTGGTTTTGTTAGGATATCATCACCAGTGTCTTCTATTAAACCAAGAAACGAATACTTTGGTGAATCATTACGATTGGATAAAGTAAATCCCCATATCTACAACGGACAAACAATTGTTCCTGTTCAACCATTTGGGTTTAACTACCTTGGTGGAAAACTAATGTCTTTGGTTTGTATATCAAATGAGGTTAGGGAAATGTTTAACAAGAAATACGGAACAAACATTTTGGTATTTGAAACTACGTCACTATACGGAAATACAAAAACCAATTCTCAGTATGATGGACTTGAACCTTACATTAAGTTTAAGGGTCTTACTGAATCCACAAACTTGTTGACCCCCATTGATGAAATCTACTTTGAGTTAAGAAACAAATGTCGTGAACATTATGGAAACCCTGATTGGAAGGGAATGTTGGTTGACCCTAAACCATCTTCACCCAAATCACGTGAATTAAACAAGGTTATTTCAATTCTAATGAATCATCTTAAGGTATATGATAAAACCCTTCACGATGAGTTCAGAGTGTTCTTAAAAACGAAATGTGAGACCAAACAACAGAAACGTTACTATATGTCTACATTCGGTTTTACAAATGTAAAAGAACATATCTTAAATGGTGAGGAACTTAACAGACCTGAACCAAACAAGTATGACTTGGAAAACTTAATTAACTATTGGAAACGTAAGTCATTTAATCGTTGGAATAAGTTAACACAGGAAGGTCGTATCCAAACTGAACTTGAATCTTATACCCCTGAGTCAATTACCTCAGGAATTAATTTTAAGATGATTAGGTAATAATAAAAATAAATTGTATATTTGAACTATGGAAAACATAACACTCCCAAACGAATTTAATTCCTACGAACATTTCTGTAGTGTTGTTGTAAATCAAATCTTTACAGAAAAAAACATTGAAGGTGTCATTGAAGAAATTGATTGTGAATCAGATTTAACAAAACGTATCTTTGTTACAATGGAAGATGGTCGTGAATACAACATTAGGACTTGGAATATCCACGATGATGATGACAACGTCTATGTTGACTATACGTTATTCACCTGACCTACGTCCGCCATACCACCAAGGGTAAGGACAGTCATAAACACCATTACCTCCACGAATACCATAGTTACCCAAGATTTGGTGACCACCTGGTAAAGTGATTGGTGTTTTGAACGCACCCTGAAACTCAGGAATCAATTGTCCGTTGTTTTCTACTAAGGTGTATTGAGGATACCATTGATTGTTGAATACCAAGTGGCGACGCAGCAAGTTATCATTGAACTGTGCGTTGTCTCTCGCATTATTCTTAAGGTATTGTAAGGTCTTCAAATCAATTGGATTTGATTGTTCTGACCTGAACTGTTGTAAACCTACGTTAACGAACTTGATATAAAAATTATCAAGTGCTAAGTAGTAACTATAACTAATCAACATCGGTCTAATAAAGTTCCTAATCAGGTCTTTGTATCTGAAATATTGAGGGTCAACAATTTGATTGGTCTCTACCAAATCCAAAATAAACTCATACAGATTTGTTCCCAATGTCTCTTGCAGGAAGATTTGTTGACTCTGTTGAATGCTAAATCTTAGCTCGGAGGTGTCAACGTTTTCTGTAATCGGAGTATTATTTTTTAGCTCCTGTTCTGAAATTAATAATACGTTATAGTTCATCTTTAATAATTTGGTTTTGTTCTATTTCTAAGGTTATTGATTGTTCAGGGTAAATTAACTGAATCAAAGGTTTTAACTCACGAATAATGAACTCCTGCATTGGAATAATGGTTGTGTTCATAAACAATTGATACGCGGTCTTTAATTGGTCTGATTGACTTGAAAAACCTGTTGGTGATGGAAGACCGATTAAACTTGGGTCAACAATTTGATGCCCTGATAAAATGTTTTCACGAACCAATCCAAATATCTCTGCGTAACCACCTGTCTGCATCGTTGGGGTAATCTGTTCAATCTTTGGGGCTGTTTCTCCATAGCTAACGATAATTCTACCCGCATTGTGCGCTCCGCGGTAACGTTCCTCTAATCTACGTAAAATCTCTTCCTGTTCATTTTGTGAATCAGGTGCATCCATAGGAAAATGAACGAACATAGATGGCGATGCACCGTTCATAATGTTGCTAAGATTAAATGCGGAAATAGCGTGTGATAATCTAATATCCAACATTGAACTTAAATAAGTTGGAACACCATAAAATCTATAACCAGGTTGATATTGACGAATGTGAACAATCTGACGTGACTCAAAATTTTTGGGGTCAAATTCGTGAAATTCAATTACCCCCACATTCTTCAATCTGTAGTTAGCCCAATCTTCACAATACAACCATTTGTTTGAACGAATCTCACCTTGTTCAGGTGCTCCCGCTCTCATATACTTTGAAGGGATAATGTGGAAACCTGCGATGCCATCTTTTCTGTCGTTCTTCCATAAAATCTCAAGGAACAAATTACCACTAACCAAAAACTCCCAAAACATCTGTTTAACAACATCGTTAATACTTTCCTTGGAGTTAATTTGATAATCGTTTGTGAATCCTCTACCTGCGAGGTTATCTACCTTTGAAGAAATACAAGCTTTATGGATAGGTGAAAAATCCACATAGTCCAACCATCGTTCAATCTCCATATTATCAATCCCCCAACGAACAAAGAAATCTCCCCTGTTTATTTTTTCAAGGAATCGTGTTGAGGTATCAATGTTTCCAAATTGTAGTGTATCTAATTTAATCATAATTAAGGTGTATTATCAACGTTGTATATGATAAATATATCATCACCCGACTCATAAGTAACGGGTTCATTCTGATTTGTTCCTACAACGTTTACTATTGTTTCATTAACCACATCGTGGGATAACATAGGGTTTAGATTTGTGGAACTTACTTGTTCGTAAATTTTCAAGTAATACTCACCAGGGTATAGGTCTACAACACATAAACCACACGATGTATTCCCTGTTAAATGTTCAGGTTGACTATCTGTCACTGTAAGACAAAACAGGTCATAACCTGGTGTATAATCAGTCAGGGGAATAATACGATAAGGAATGAACCTCCATTGACGACCACTCAATTTGTGTTGCATAGACCATAGGTAAGTCGGATTTGATAATGACTTATTTCTTGATGCTACGACCGCTGCTTGATTTAATACTCCCTGATTAAGATATACCATTTTTTGTTATTTTTTATGTAAATATATTTCTTGTGAATGCTACTTGTAATGTATTCGCTCTTTGTGCGAAACTATCAATTTCTGTCGGTGATAAATAAGTTGATGCGTAATTCAATAAAGCATTACCTCCAATAGTAAAATCATTTAATCCATTTACTCTAAACAAGTTTAAGTCATAAGCCGTTGCTGATGGTGTAAATGTTGATGTTTGGACTGCTGATTTTGTTAAACCAGATGAAATTGATGTTCCATTAAATAATGCCGCAACATACCAAGCGGTAGAACCTGAACGGCTAACACTATTCCAAACACCACTTTTTCCTGTTGCTGGTAATAAATTGTTTCCTCCTAATGTAGACCAAAAATTGGTAATTCCGTCTGCTTGTATCCAATCGTGTCCTAAAATCATATAATTTGATGTATTAGTTCCTATACCCATATATTGATAAGAGGTTAATGGAAGGTTTCTATTACTCAACATATAACCAAAACTAAAGTCAGTTTCAGTTGTAGATGGTGATGAAGATGAAACTACAAATCCACTTTCAGCATAGTTTGCGTTATTCTGTGTTGTAGTTGAACCAGAAACGGAGTGTGTCCAAGTGCCTTGGAAAGATAAATTATATGTTCCAGGTGTTTTAGCATTAATTCCATTTGACCCAGCAGTTCCACCAAAGAATAAATGTAAGTAATAAAACTTATTATATATTCCATCAGTTTTTAATCCAACATAGAAAGTGTTAATTGCTGTTTGTTGTGGTGCCGTTAATGTTCCACCAGCAGCAATAACTGCGTTAATATATGTTGTGGCATCAGGGTCAAATGATGGACCAGGACTTGGTGTTGGTGTTTGAGTTAATGTTGGGGTATTAGTTGGTGTTGTTGTTAAAGTCGGTGTAGGACTTACACCTGGTGTATTTGTTGGGGTAATCGTTGGCGTTGGAGTAGGACAACTTATAGGATACTCCAAACTTACTGCTGGTGGTGTTCTAAAACCTGCTTTTGGATATAACACCGAACCATCTGTTATTGTTTGATTTGTTGAAAATGTTGCTCCTATAAATGTAGTATTACTAACAATATAATTGGTATTACTCACATAAACAAGATACGATGGGTTAAATGTGTTATAGATTAAAGTGTAATAATGTGTTCCGTCAAAACGACCATAAATAGCATATAGATTACCAAGATAAGGTCCGGGTGTAAATACATTACCTACAAATGTTCCACCTATAAATGTTCCACCAGTATATGAATATAACCTATCATAAGTTCCATTATAGTTAAAACCAAACGGGTCATTATCTATTACTATAACTTGTTCGGGACATAATGGATTATTTGTTGGAGTGATGGTTGGAGTGCTTGTATTTGTAGGGGTGATGGTTGGAGTCACCGTAGGGGTTGTAGTGGTCGTTGGTGTCGGAGTAAGACAAGTAATAACTAATTGACAAGTTTGATTAAACGCTGAAAAATACAAATCATAAGTTCCCTCATAATTATCATTTGTGTAAATATATGGTATTGTTTGATTACCCAAACTAATAGTTCCCCCACTACAAGGATAGAAGGTAATATCGGCTATTTGTCCGTTATAGTTTGTGGATTGTAATTGTATCTGTGTTGCCATATCTTATATTCCGTATCTTGTTCTGTAATAATTCCAGTTTTGAGTAATCTGTGCTGGTGTTAATGCATAATCACTTATGTTGATAATACTTAAATTACCATCTAAATAACCAAATCCATCTAATCTTCTACCAATTTGTAATGGTTCTGTTGTTGGGAATAAGTCATATCCATCAGCACCTGTAGTAGTCATTAAAGTTCCGTCCATATAGAAGGTTCCAGTTCCTGCACTATATTGATAAACTACTTGATGCCAGTTTGTATTCATAGTAAATGTAGCCACTCTTGCGTTCGTTTGTGTTACAGATGGGTCTGCTGTTGTAAAGAATAGTTCATAATTATCACTATACCATAACATATAGTTTCCGTTTTGGTTTCCTGGACCACCAGTATATGGTGCTTTTGCAACTATAATATAATCACCAATAGTGTTGGCTTTAACCCAATATTCACAAGTAAAGTTTGTTCCTGTAATACTTAAAGAACTACTATTAGGTGCTGTTCCATATTGGTTTATTCCGTTAAATGTGAAGTATCCACCATTTGATGATGAATATGTTGGACTATTTAATAAACTAATAACATTACCATTACCAGATATATCGTTCCAATTACCAGAACCAGGATAAGATGCTGCGTCCAATGCTAATCTATTACCAATATTATATGGTGGTGCTGGACTTGCCGTTGGGGTGATAGTAGGGGTAGGACTTGGAGTTGGTGATGGTAATTCTGTATATGTAATATCACAAGCAGGAGCAGGTGTCCTTGTAGGTGTTGGTGTGCTTGTCTTTGTAGGAGTAGGCGTTAAAGTCCTTGTTGGAGTAACTGAAGGTGTGATACTTGGAGTAATTGACGGGGTCGGCGTTGGAGTAGGGGTCACCGGAACAGGAGTAGGTGTTGGTGTAACTCCACCATCAG